ATCACCAACTACTGGTGTATAAAAACTAGGAGAGGTGTGTGGATGCAACAGCAGACTATAAATACGGCCTTCTGCTTGAGTGGTGTTAAGGTTCCAATTGAATGTGTCAATCCAAGCTTCTTTCTTTAATAAATAAGCAAATGACATTTCATCATCTGCAGGTAAACCAAGAGTAGCTGGATCGATTGTCAATTCCTGTTTAGGATCTAAAGACAATTTCATCAATGGATCTGCACCAGTGGTGTTAGCCAAATTACCCATTGGCTGTGGACGAACAAACATCGTATCAGTCAAAATGGGCGGCCGAGAATAACCAAAAATCTTTGCAACACCTGCAACAGCAGACGCGGCAATATTGGTAGCTTTCGCGAAAGCACCAATATATGGTATCTCAGTAAAATAATTGGCATAGCTAGCTAGCGTAGTAGCTGGAGCAGAAATTAAACCATTACTGCTATATTCGTCTGCACCAGACTTGGCAGTAAATTTAGGTTTATTCTTCGATTTGCGCATTCTGACCCCTGACTGGGGTGTAACAGTGCCTTGAGATAGACCCGCTAGTTTAACATTGGACATCCAAGCAAACATAGTTATTTCAACTGAATCTGTAGCACCGTTTGCATGTGCAAGCGAATTAAGCTCCCAAATCTCTATTACTCCCATACGTCTAAACGTAAAGGATTGCATGAGATCTATATTATTACCAGCCGCAAAAAACGGCCAGGTAATGTGTTGGGGTTGATTAGTAGACGGATCAATGAATACGTGAGGACGCTGTGAATACAAACTTTGCATACATGGCATTGTCCTATCCGAATTAGCCTGGTCGTGAAAATTAGGCGAAACTAATTGCACTTTTGGGCCAATATTTAACGGATTGTTATCATATACCGAAGGTCTAACCCCAAAGAACATGCGACCATAATGGAATGGTGAACCATTGACCATGATCTTAATGTTCAAATTGCCCTGTAATAACTTGAAAGTCTCAAGTTTATTCAAAACACGCGAGTTATTTAAAAATAAAACCCACGGGTTAATCTCATTGACATAAGCTGGTGATTCACCAACTTGCCAAGTTTTAGAGAAAATTTCGACAGGACGTTCGAGAAAATGCTCTAAACCATCCGCATCACCGACTTTGGACATTCCAAAGGTCGGATCTGAGATCTGGTCGCCGATTACCAAACTATATTGTTGAACGGCATCACTAAATTCAAGATTCATTTCTGTTTCATTACATGTGTCTTCAATTTTAACATTGGAAACCTGTTCAGAACCAGATTGAACCTGAATCACTTCATCTTCTACCTTGAGTCTCCTTTCCTCTAGTTCACGTCTGATCAAATGATCTAAATAAACTCGAGCATCCTTCGACTCAGGATTGTGATAATAACAATGTCTGCAAACGCAGACTTTGTCACCAACACAACAGTTGGATGTTATTTGGGAGGGTTTTGTTTTAAGTTTTGGCTTAATACTAAACATGATAAATAAATTGTACAAATGGTCTATATGACATGCGGCGATACCGCTAAAGTGCATTCAGCTAGTTTTTAGACATTTCGGTCTCTGTAGTTTTAGAACTTCTCGGTTCGTCGAACAGTATTAAATACTGTTCATCGTATTTAAGGAGCTTGCCATCATTTAAATATGGTCGTAGCTCATATTTATCAACGAGCGAATTTAAGAACTCAAATTCTTTATCACATCGCTCTTTCCCATATTGAAAATACTCCCTATTAGCAGCACTGATGACTTCAGCGCACTGATGGTCGAAAGTAATATTCCCGTTGTACGTAACGACAGTGAGCATCTTAATAATAGATTCTTCTGCCAACGGACAACCTACTGTCCCTTTTCCATGGAGACCAATTACAAATTTCCTTTTGAGGAAATCCAATTGACTCACTTCTATGAAGGGGACAATTTCTGACTCTTTGTCAGCTGTAGTGTAAATAATTCCATATTTAGCTAATGCATTGGAAATATTTACGTGATTCAACCACTTATATCTACACGACATGCAGTTGTCATCACCATACGTAAGTATTGAGCAATAATCTAAAAAATTAGAATAATCAATGCACTCGACACCACGTTCTTCTTCAATAATCATTGAAGCAATCATTATATACATTATGTTAACCATGCCATTAATTACTGTGGTGAGAGAGTGACCAGAAGGATTGCTACCTTCAGTCTCTATTATGGTTCCAAAGCAATTGGATATAGGATAACAAATGTCTGTGGCTATGCCACGAGCGACACAAATGTCGCTCTCACTCCATCCATTGTCACGCATAATGCGTAATAATACGTTGAAAGCTGCGCACATCATCTGTGCTGACATGCGCTTATCAAATTTGGAGTAGTCGCCCGCGATGAGGCGCCCGGTGCCATGTCTGGTTATATGATCGTATAAAACTTTCCAATCATTGCCATAGCAATTTGCACCGATAGCCATACCGAACTTATGGCGAAGTGGACCACTAAACAATGGAATACACCACAGAAAAAACTGTCGTTCCAAGGCTATAAATGCCGCCGGACCACTGTTAAAGATGCGACATTTTTGTTTACGTAACTTTTCATGCGTTATGGGCTCGTCTTTAAAATTAAAATCCCAAATAATGTTGTTACGCTTGCCCTCGCGATAATTGTGAAGCATACGTTCGTATTCTTCAGTAAGATCATCGTTAAAACCATATCGAACATTATGTTCTTCGGTCGGGGGTAATTCCACTAAAATTTTACTTTTAGGTCCTTTATGGGCAAAACCACCTGACGTCTTGACAGGCATTCGTTCCATATATGCTATACCATCTATGCCATTAATAGCACTGTCCATATCCAATGGACAAGGAGATATTAGCATTTCATACTCTTCAATGGTGTTTGAATACCATTCATAGAGTGCTTGCTCAGCACGAGTTACATATGATTGAGGAAAAATCAATTTCTCAAACATAGGATCTACATTATTAATTGTAGCTTGGTGTGAGCTTATGCCCGCTGGAGATATG